ATTGCAATGGCAATTGTTTTTGGATAAAATTAAAAAGGAGATAATATGGCTACACCAAACATCGTAAACGTAGCAACTATTAATGCTAAGAATGCAACTGCTAACTTGACAGGTACGTCAAGAACAGAAGCAATTGATGTTCCTGCAGATAAAGTTGCAAAAATAAATACAATTCTCGTAGCAAATATTGATGGTACAAATGCTGCTGATATTACAATTGAAGTTAGTGTTGATAATGGATCTAACTATGTCAAACTTGCTAATACAATATCAGTGCCAGCAGATGCAACATTAAGTTTTTTAGAGAATCCTATTTATTTAGATGAAACAGACTTATTATATTTTACAGCTTCTGCTGCAAATGATTTAAGTTATTTTGTTTCTTACGAAGAATTAGATGACGCTTAGGAGGTTTAAATTATGGCGGGCAGAAATGGCGGTATAATTGGACCAAACAAAGTAGTATGTTCACCATCTACTAAAATACATACATTTACAGCAGACGGAACTTTTCAAAAGAAAAACTGTACATCAACAATACCAGAAGTAATGGTAGTTGCTGGTGGCGGTGCTGGTTCAGGTGGATGTAGTGGTAGAGGAGCTGGCGGTGGAGGTGGTGCTGGTGGTTATAGAACAGGCACTTGTGTTGGAATGCCTAATGCATCTCTAGCTATTACAGTTGGTGCTGGTGGAACTGGTGACTCTGATGGACCAGGAACAAGTGGTGGTAATTCAGTAATAGCATGTGTAATGACATCAACAGGTGGTGGACACGGATATGGTGGTAATTCACCTGGTCTTACTAAAGCTGCAGACGGAGGTTCAGGTGGTGGTGGAGATTATGGAGGTAGTCCAACAAAAGGTGCTGGTAACACACCTCCTACTAGTCCATCACAAGGTAACCCTGGAGGACAAGGTAATAATGCCCCTTCACCAGGAAACCCAAGTTCAGTTTTTCCTGCTGGTGGTGGCGGTGGAGCTAGTGCAGCTGGTGGTGATGGCCCAGACTCTAATTCTCCAACAATTGGAGGAGCTGGTGGAGCAGGAACAGCAAATGATATTACAGGAAGTTCAGTAACATACGCAGGTGGTGGCGGTGGTGGTGTAAGTAGAGCATGCACAGATACTCACCCTGGACCAGACCCTACAGGAACTGCTGGCCCAGGTGGAGCTGGTGGTGGAGGTAATGGTTCAACTGGTGGGTCTGGAACAGATGCCACAGCAGGAACAGCTAACACTGGTGGTGGCGGTGGTGGAGGTTCTGCAGGTAATCAACCAAGTCCACTTAAAGCAGGAAAAAACGGTGGATCAGGAATTGTAGTAATTTCAGAATCAACTCCAAAATGTGCATCAGGTGTATGGAACATTCATGATCATTTTGACAATGTCAGTAATAACACTTGGATAACTAGAGCAAATGCATCAGCAGATTATTTAGTAGTCGCTGGTGGAGGAGCTGGTGGTAGTAGAAGAGGTGGTGGAGGAGGTGCAGGAGGTTATCGTGCATCAGGTTTTGGACCAAGTCCATTAAGGGGGTCAGCATTAAGTTTAGGTATAGGTTCTTATTCAGTTACAGTTGGAGGTGGAGCAGCACAAGCTCCTTATCCAAGTAATTCAGTTGGATGTAGAGGATCAAATTCTATATTTTCAACAATTACTTCTACAGGAGGTGGTTTTGGAAATATTGCTCCTTCTGGAGCTGGGCAAACAGGTGGATCAGGTGGTGGTGGTACTGGTAGTGGTTCTGGAGGAGCAGGTAATACTCCTGAAACAGACCCAGATCAAGGAAATAATGGTGGAAATGGTTCAACAGAAGCTGGAGGTGGTGGTGGTGGAGCAACTGCTGCTGGAAGTGCTGCTTCTGGAAACACTGCTGGTAATGGTGGAGCTGGAGCACCAAATACAATATTAGGACCAGATACTACTTATGCTGGCGGAGGTGCAGGTGGAGCCGATAGCGGTGGTGCTGCTGGAAATGCTGGTGCTGGAGGTGGTGGCACTGGAAGTGCTTCTAACCCTACTGCTGCAGGAGCAGGAGGAACTAACACTGGTGGTGGTGGCGGTGGAGGAGCTGGCGGTGGTATTGGAAATGCAGGTGGTCCAGGAATTGTAGTAGTTAGAGTTCCTGCTGCTTATACTTTAGCAGGAAGCCCTTGTGCAGCAACAACATTATCAACTGCTCCAAATGGAGATAAAGTAGCTAAGTTTACAGCTGATGCTACATTAACTATAAGCTAAAATTAAATTATAAAAAACTTTTAAGGAGAAAATAAACATGGCACATTTTGCAGAGTTAGAATCAAAAACAGACCCAACTGGTTTTACATCAGATACACATTTGATTGTAAAACAAGTTACTGTTGTAGCAAATGATGTAGAAACTGCAGCTGGACCATTAGGAGAAAATGACATGCATGTTGATGGAGAAACATGGTGTAAAAATTTTTTTAATAAGCCAGATACAGAATTTAAACAAACATCATACAACAGTAATTTTAGAAAACAATATGCAGGTATTGGAATGAGATATGATGCGTCTAAAAATAAATTTTTAATACCACAACCTTATGCTTCATGGGCTTTAGATTCAAGTGATGATTGGCAAGCACCAATAACATATCCATCAGTAATTGATGATGGTCAAGATCCTGTTGTTTGGATTTATAGAATTTCTTGGAACGAAACAAAATATCAAGCTGACAACAACAAAGGTTGGGAAGCAACTAAATCAAACGATACAGCGGAAACACCAACAGTTTACGATTGGAACGGATCAGCTTGGGTATCCGAGTAGGAGATCTAAATGGCCAGATCTAATGGTGGAATAATTGGAAGAATAAATAATACTACTTTTGGTGGTAACAATGAAGCTAAATTTACATCTCCTGGAACATGGTCTCCGTGTGGACCATCATCAGGAACTAAATTTATAGATATTGTTATTGTAGCTGGTGGTGCTGGAGGTGGTGCTACTAGAGGCGCTCCAAATAACAACGCTGGTGGAGGTGGTGGAGCTGGAGGTGTTTTATTTCTTGAATGTTATCCATACACACCCCCTCAAGGAAATAAATCAGTTACGATAGGAGGAGGTGGAGCAGGTGTAGGTTCATTAACTCAATCAAATAGTATGTCAGGTTGTGGAGGATCAGGTACAGCTGGAAGTAATTCAGTATGGGGATGTTTTACAGCCATTGGAGGTGGAACTGGTGGTGGCGGTGGATGTGGATCAGGAACTGCTGGAGGAGCTGGAGGTTCTGGTGGTGGAGGACAAGGAAATATAGGAGCTTGTGCAGCAGGAGCTGGAGGTTCTTCAACTCAATCAGCTGTTTCAGGTTTTGCAAATTCACAAAATTCAAATAAAGGAAATGCTGGTGGAGCAGGTGGCGGTGGTGGAAGTAACCGAGGTGGTGGTGGAGGTGGTGGAGCATGCGCTGCAGGTGGATGTGGTGGAGCTTCTGGAGGAGTTGGTGGAGACGGACTTGCATTAGGAGATGTTTTTCCAGCATCAGCACCTTTTGGAGATTCTAATGTAGTTGGAGGCGGTGGAGCTGGAGGTAGTTATTCTCCAGGAGTAAGTCCTACTGGTGGTCCAAACGGTAAATCAGCTGGTGGAACTGGAGGTGGTGGAGACGGAGCTTTCAACACTGGTGGTATACCAGGGGTACCAACACCCGTCGTTAATGCTTCTACAGCTTGTAATGCAGCTGCTAACACTGGAGGAGGTGGCGGTGGTGGAGCACAACAAGGATCCCCTCCTGCTGATAATAGCGGTTACAATGGTACTGGAAGCGGAGCAGGTGGATCAGGAATTGTTCTTGTTAATGAAAAAAACAAAGCTAGTGGTGTATGGAATTTAAGAACTCACATGAGAATATTGCAACAAGGAACGTGGCCAACGTAATATTGACAGTTACCATATAATATATATAGTATTTTGATGGTGGTAAAAGAAAGAATATGCAATTAAGAAATTATTATTGGTATTTTCAATCAGCAATTCCAGAACGTATTTGTAATGATATTGTTCGTTATGGAAAACAAATGCAAGATCAAATGGCAGTCACAGGTGGTTATGGAAACAGACCATTAGATAAAAATCAAGTAAAAGATTTAAAAAAGAAAAGAAATTCTAATATTGTTTGGATGAGTGATAGATGGATATATAAAGAAATACAACCATATGTTCATCAAGCAAATGCAAATGCAGGTTGGAATTTTCAATGGGATTATTCTGAGTCTTGTCAGTTTACAAAATACACTAAAGGTCAATTTTATGATTGGCATTGTGATAGTTGGGATAAACCTTATTTTAGACAAGATAATCCACAAGATCCATCAAATGGTAAAATAAGAAAACTATCTGTAACAGTTACATTATCAGATCCAAAAGAATATAGTGGTGGTGAATTAGAGTTTGATTTTAGAAATTTAGATCCAGATAAACCTAATAAAAAAATTAAGTGTAAAGAAATATTACCTAAAGGAAGTTTAGTAGTATTCCCCTCGTTTGTATGGCATAGAGTATGCCCAGTAAAAAAAGGCTCAAGACATAGTTTAGTTATATGGAATCTTGGTTGGCCATTTAAATAAGGAGAATATGAAAAAGAAAAAAACTAAGAAAAAAATATTAGAGTATCCTAAACAATTAAATTTAGAACAATATTTTGCATGCCCTATATGGTGGGCTGATGAACCTGGATTTATAAATAAATTAAATAAAGCATCTGATAAGTATATAGAAGAATCTAAAAAAAATTTAAAAAAAACTATCAGTGAAAGAAATAAAAAATTTGGTGATAGGGGTGATATGGGTAATGTGTTTCACTCAACATCTTTAATTGGTGATCCTAACTTTAAACAACTACAAGATTATATAGGTGCTACATCTAATAATTTATTAATTGAAATGGGTTTTGATTTAACAAATTATTCAATATTTATTACAGAGATGTGGGTACAAGAGTTTGCTAAAAAAGGTGGGGGACATCATACATTACATACACATTGGAATGGGCATATGTCAGGTTTTTATTTTTTAAAAGCTAGTGAAAAAACATCTATGCCAATGTTTGAAGATCCAAGACCAGGTAATGTAATGAACCTTTTACCAGAGAAAGATAAATCAAAAATTACTTATGCATCTAGTCAAGTGCATTATAAAGTTAAACCAGGAAGACTAATATTTTTTCCCTCGTATATGCCTCATCAGTATATTGTTGATATGGGTTACGAACCATTTAGATTTATACATTTTAATTGTCAGGCAATACCAAACAGTGTATTAAATGTCTAAGCCTAATAACACCATGAAAAGAGCAGTTATTCAGGCTACTTTAGAAACTAATACAGTAAAAAATAAACCAGACTATATAAAAAATTTTATAAAGTTAAATAAAAGATTAATAGGGAAAAATATAATTAAAAATGTCATTTCAAAAAAATAAATATACAGTTATTAAAAAAGCAGTATCAGAAGAATTAGCAAATTTTGTTTACAAATATTTTTTAAATAAAAGAAAGGTAGCAAGATTTTTATTTGATCAAAAATATATATCACCATTTACAGAATACTTTGGTGTATGGAATGATGAACAAGTTCCAAATACATATTCACATTATAGTGATATTGCAATGGAAACTTTATTACAAGAAGTAAAACCTGTAATGGAAAAACAAACAAAATTAAAATTAAGTGAAACATATTCTTATGCTAGAATATATAAAAAAGGAGATGTATTAGCAAGACATAAAGATAGATACTCTTGTGAAATATCTACAACTTTAAATCTTGGGGGTGACCCTTGGCTAATATATTTAGATCCAACTGGTAAAAATGGACAAGCTGGTATTAAAGTAGATTTAAAACCAGGAGATATGTTAGTTTATTCTGGATGTGATTTAGAACATTGGAGAGAAGAATTTAAAGGTAAAGATTGTGGTCAAGTATTTTTGCATTATAATAAAGCAAAATCAAAAACTGCAAAAGAAAATCAATTTGATAAAAGACCCTTTGTAGGTTTACCAGCGTGGTACAAAGGTATTAAAATAATAAATGGCTAAAAAATTTAAAGCATATGTTGAAAGACCTAAACCTAAGAAACGACCACGAGTACATAAAAAATCAAAAAATAAACAAGAGAAGCGTAGCTTCAAAAAATATAATAGACAGGGGAGATAATGGTAACAACACCAGATGATACAGCCTTACAGAAAGGTACATTAACACCTGCTCAAACAGAGCAAACAAGCAGTGCTAAAGCTGTAAGTTTGATTGAAAGTTTAGCAGCAGGAACACCTAGTTTACCTACAGGTACAACTATATCGCCACAACTACAAAATGTGGCAACTACAGAATTAATGGCAACTCCAGGTGTTACTGGAACTTTAGCTGCTGCTGTACCTACGGCTCCAACTGCTCCAACTATTGCTACCCCTACGGCAGTAACTGGAACTTCAGCAGTTGCTCCTACAGCACAAGCTGCTGCACAAATGACACCTGCAACTGTTGCTGGACAAACTCCTACAATGACTGCTGCACAGGGTACTGTATCTGCCCCTATGCAAGCTGCAATAGGAACTATTACATCTGATGCTACAGTAAAAGGACAATTAGAAAGTTTACAAAATGAAGTATCAACAGCACTAGCATCTGGTAATCCTTTACCAGTATGGGCTAGAGGTGCTGCTAAAGCTACTGAAGCTGCAATGGCTAATAGAGGACTAAGTGCTAGTTCTATGGCTGCTGAAGCATTAGCTGAAGGTATTATGCAATCAGCTATACCTATAG